TTTCCATCTTGGCCATAAGCTCTTTGAGTTCTTTCTCGTCCATTTGCTTAACTCCCTCTGTTGAGAAATTCCTGCATTGATTCGAGTTGTTTCTGCAGCCGCCTGCCAATCTCGCCGTGCGAAGCCTCCAGTGCCGAGCGCAAAGTGGACCCGTCCGGTTCGCGCGTAGCGAAGGCTTTGACGAAATCAAGCATGCCCTGCTCCAGTTGACGCAATAGATATTCGAGTCCCATCGCCGTGTCGTCCGTGATCGCTCGACCGAGGACGCGGTTGATGGCCTCGACTTCGTTCATTGCCTTGTTCAGTTGCTCGATGGACTTCATTCCGACGAACGGCGTATGCTCGTTCGATCCCCAGACGACTGCCGAGACGTCCCAGAGACGGAGTTCGTGCAGCTCGGTCGGTCCGTCTGTGTGTTGGTGTTTCTTCACGACATCGAAGCCGAATGAATGCTCGTCGATCACGCCGTCCTCGTAGAGAATCAGCGTATCGCGCCCGTAGGAGGTCTGGCTGATCTTCGACTCGAAATAGAGTCCGAACCCGTCTTCCTTGAGCACCGAGGGCTTGCCGAGCAACAAATCGACGCGATGTTGACGGAGGAATGCAACCCGGTTCGATCCCGTCGGGCCGCGCTGTTTGATCGTCCGTTCGAATGCCCCCGGCATCACGATCTCGTTGTCGTCATCGACGAGGTTGAACGCCGCAGCATACGCTTGGATGACGCCCTGCTTCCCGTCCACGTCTTTGAGCACGAGAGACATCGGGAGGCGCTGGTGCGTCCAGGTATCTTTGTAGCGCAGAAGGTCTTTCACGCCGACCTCAGTCGTATCAGCCGAAGCGGATTCAGCCTCGCCGTGATAGAAGATCACCGATTGGACTTCGCTGACATCTTTGCCATCGGTTTTCTTCCAGCCGTAGACGAACAGGATGCCATCAGCCCGCGTATGGCCGCTTGGCGGGTCATTCGTAAAACGGTAGTATTGTCCCGGTTCTTTTTGCCGGAACCGATGGTAGTTCGCCGCGTGATCGTAGTCGCCCGATTGGAAGTCGTGGGACTTGAGCCACGCGACCGCCTCTTCCTTCGTCCATTTTTTCATTGCTTGCCCCTTCCTACAGCACCGCCCCTTGCAGTCGGTGAGAGAATCCGCCAAGAAACTCCCACCGCCACAAGGGGCGGATTTTTGTATGAGAATGTTAGACTTGCTTTTTTAACTCATAGGACCTATCTTAAGGCAAAGGGCATTGTTTATACTGATCGCAGAATACAGTTAGCGACACTGCGAGAGGAGAAACGTAAACGGATGCCCTTTTTTCATTGTGTCATCTCCATGCTCGAATCCATAGATAATCCTCGACGATCTTCTCCGTCTGAACGTGTTTCTCTGGTTTCGGGTCCAATAGGAGTGCCTCTTTTTTCTCCGTCGGTTTCTTCGGTCGCGGAACTCGCTGCTCAAGTCTAGCCACATATTCCGGGATGTCAAACTTCTCCATCGTCAAACCCTCTGATAGCCGACAACGCATCGGCAGTTTATCACGTCGCCCGCGCTGCCCCTCGGATCGCCTGGGAATGACATCGGCTCGAATCCTCCTGAACTCGTCGGCACTTGAAAGTCATCGTCGAGGAGCGCCGTCTTGCCGTCCATTGCCAGATGATCGAACTGAGCGCCATCTGCGATTGTTCTTATGGCTGTATCTCTTGTTGAGATCCATTCTTTTCTGACTTTCGCGCCGGATGTCTTCGCCCCTTCGAGGCTTCCCCAGTTCGACGCGGAGATCGTTTCCGTGTGAGCGATGACCATCGAGCGGTTCGCGATGATCTGTTCGAGCTGCACCTGCTTGTCGATCTCTTCGGCGATTTGCCCTACGCTTCTACCTTCGGCGGTCATCTGTTTGACGACTTGGCTGATCCGTTTCTTCGTCGTCTCGTTCACGGCAACGATACGCTGCGCTCCCTGCGTGTCCAGGTATCGGGCGACATTGCGCTCCCACTCAGTCCGCAGGTTGCCGTTCGCCTTGACCGTCGACAAAGTCTTCTGCGCGAACACGAGTCCCACCCTGTTGTAGACGGTCGCGTATTGAGCGGCGAGGAGCGGCTTCGTCTTGCTGACGACGGAATCAACGAGCGCCGGAATTGCATCGACCGTGTGAGCCTCAGTGATCGCATCGGCAACCGCTCTCACCTGCGCTTTGAATACCTTCTTGAACCCACGCGACGCCCAGGCGACATATTGCTGGCGCTCCGCGTTCGTCCCGATCCAGAGGACACGCTTCTGCTCCTGCGTCCGGTTGTCGAATGGTGTCCAGTTCATTCGAGGACCCCGGCGTAGACCAGATCCTCAATCACTTCCTCGTCTCGGACTTGCAGAATTGCAGTCGCTTCCAGCAAACAATCCTCAAGCAGAACATTGAGCGATGCCCGGAGCGGTGGAATTAGCAACGGCTCGAAATACGATCCCCTCGGTCTGCGGCTCGGCGGAGTTACTGGCGGAATCGGCGGGCTTTGTCCGGTAGCGACGAGAGTCGTGTCCGCAAGCGTGACGTTCAGATTCGCGACGAGGACCGATGCAGCTGCCGAGAGCAGAGAGGTCGCTTCGAGGATTGTGTCGAGTGCTGCCTCGATTGCGAGTGTCGCGCTCGCGCTCAGCGTTGCATCATCCAGGACAGCCGAAAGGTCCGCCGCGATCGTCGTCGTCGCTGCGGACAACAGCGAGCAATCATCCAAGACAGCCGAAAGATTCGCCGCGATCGTCGTGCTTGCTTCAGACAGTAGCGAGCAATCGTCTAGTGTGACGTTGAGGTCCGCTGTAAGTTCGATTGTTGTCTGAAACGCGCTGTCTTGGAACGCGTATGGTTGAAAGGCGTTCGCCATTATCTCAACTTGTCAATCCCGATCTTCTTGACTTCTTCAGGCGTCTTCGCTTTGCCGAGCGCTTTGGCTATGGCCGCCGGGAGGTCACGCAATTCCTGACGCTGCATCTCGATCTCTGCTGCATCCTCTTTCCGGCCCTGACCTGTTGCCCGCATCCACGACCTGTCTTTCTCTTCCAGCAATGGAGCTCTCGCGTATCGCAAATTCTCAAGATGGAGAGTGCGCACGTGATCCATGTCGTGATAGATATGCTTCCCATCGTCCCGCCAGGCGTTGCGATAGGTACGATCGGGAGGCACGTCGTCGTACGTGATCTGCCTCCAACTGACGGCATGCGTGATCGCCGGGTTGCCAAAAACCTTGTCCACTTCCGCCTGCACGTTCTCTTTGGTCGGCGGTTTCGCCCACCGGACAGAGCCGTCCGGGTTGCATTCCCTGGTTACAAAATGCATGATCGTCAACGTGCCGTCTGACATCGTGATCGCGATTGGTACGGTTTCCGATTTCATCTTATTGGTCTCCATATCCGACGACGTGATAGTATTTCGGGTCACGCAGCACGTTTGTCGTCGCCGTGCGGTCGCAGGAGGCGATGACGATCGTCCCGGCTGCCTGTCCGGCGAGCTTGACATAAACCTGCTGCACATTTGCCGCAGCCGTCAGGGTGTCGCTTATGATTTCACAGCTTGCCTGGCAGCACCAGTTCGCGCTGGAGAAGTCAGTCGCGATGGAAATGGTGAGCACACCTGTCCCGGTGTCCGCGTAACTCGTCACGTTGTAATTTGCCAGACCCGGCGAGCCCGCGCCTGCTCCGACGCAATAGAGCCAGAATTTCGCCGCCGATGGATGGAATTGTTGTACCGCGGGAGAGACAGTCTTAAGTGCTTCTGTCCCGGCTTCCATGTCTGCCTGGGTGGCAACCGCGACATCCCCCGTGTTTGTTCCAGAAACCGAGGCATCAAGAGGAACTGTCAGGGTTTTTGATGTCGTCCCTCCTGCTATTGTAAATCCGACAGCCTGAGCGGTTAAAGTCAGATCGTTGACAGTGGCGACCACCAGAGCGTTGATCCAACCTCCGAGCCATTTTTTAAGGACTGTGCCTATTGTCCCTTCCCCGGTTGCTCTCGGAACTATGTTTCTCGTTGCCATACGTTCTCCCTATGCCTTTGGCATTATATCCGCGTTGACATCCAGCTCATAAACCGCATCAAAAGTTATCGTCACCGCGACGACGGGTTGCACGTCACCGTTACCGTCCAGTTCAAAATCCGCCGAATTGAGATCTGTCGGCATCATATCACCCAAACTGTCCAGTTCGAATAGTCCGACCGCATGCTCGGCGTTCCAATCCGACGGACGAACGAGCGAGTCGTCCGACTCGTCCCCGATCTCGCTCTGGAATGAATGGAAGACACCCATCACGCGTTACCCTCCGTGAGTGTGAACGTCGCCACAGTGCCGACCTGAGCATCGGCGATGTTTGTGTTGACCATCGTCATATCGCCGCCCGCTCCGGTGAGCGAAACTGTCCCCTGGATGTGACAGGCCACGTCACCGTTGTCTTTGATCCTGAAATGCGCGATCACTCCGCCTGGAGCTATGCCGGTGAACGTCCACGTCCCCTTTATCGTTTTTGCTCCCGCCCCTGCATCATTCAGCCAATCGGCTGGAAGCGTCGCCGATCCGATAAGCGTCCCGGCGTCTGCGGCCGCACAGTCCGCAGGCGGAGCACCGGTCCTGAGATAGAGTTTCGCCGAGGCGCCGATAGCGACCTCAAGCGCGTTGATCTTGGCGTTGCGCACATCAACGGAAAATTTCAGAGCCATTTCAAGCTTCCTTTCTCGGTCCGACTTCGAGCGTTCTCACGAGTTTGCCGTGCTCGTCGACAACGCGTATTGATTGCCCCTTCGACTTCGGCGCCTCGACTGTCACGTTGACCTCCGGCGGGTGAACTTCAACCTTCGGCGACTCGACAGTGACCGGGGCTGGCTCAAGTTTCACGTCGATGGGGATCTCAATGCTCGGCAGTTTGATCTCAGACAGATTGACCTCGATTCTCTGACTGGCTGCAGTTCGCCGATCATCGCGACGTTGCGGGCTGTCTTTGATCGGACCGATGATCGCCTCCTCATGTCCATTGCCGCCGAACTCAGGCAAACCGTGAGCCTCGAGGAACTCGATGGCTTTCGCCACCTGCTCCTCTGTCGTCCCGCCTCCGAGCAGCTCGCCCGGAGCCATCGGCTGCGCGCCGAGCGGCAACAAGCGGATCTCCCCTTCGGGGCCGATCTCAGGCTCGCCCAATTTCGCGAGCGCCTGGTTCATCGTCACGAGCCCGGTTGTCCAGAGCTTTGTCACGCGTTCGACGACCGCCGACCGCTCCTCCTGCAATATCTCGATGTCCTCAAGGTTGTAGTCGAGCCAGAGTTTCCCCTTCGACTCTTCCCAGGCGGGAATGAGCCAGCGGTTCAGACCGTCCCTCAGCGAGTCCATCTCCGGGATGATCTTGCCGTAGTAGAAATAGCGGATCGCTTCGGGCATTGAGTTGTACGTCTTGTGCTCCGAGTCGCCGAGGAGCTCCGGCGGGATCTCGAAGGCGAGGGCGATCTGATTTGCCGCCAACTTGAAACCGTTGACCCATTCAATATCTTTCGGTGTGAAACCTATCGGGAGCCAATCAAGGTCGCCGTCAGTGATGATTGGTATTCCCGCCCTGTATTCGCCAGCTTGACCGGATTGAAACTGCGCCTCAATATCCTTTCGTTTATCCTTAGAGAGCTTTGTCGTTTTGACCTTGAGGATGCCTGGTTGCGTTCCCATATTCCGCACAAGAGACGTGTTCCATTGCCCGTATGAGTTCGTCTGCATCACCTGTTGGATGATGACCTCGATCGGCGAGAGGCCGACGCGTTCGGTCTCGACTTCGGGATTGAAATATTTCAGGTGAAGCACGTTCTCAGGCGGGATGCGATCGCGTCCGTTGTAGAGATAGTCGGTAACGGGAGCGGGGAACTCCGGCGCCTCGACTGTGACTTTGAGAGGGTTCCAGGGATAGAGTGCTTGAATCCTCTTGACGTTTAGCCCCTCCTTCGGGGTCGCCCCGTAGATGAACGCGTTGCCCATCACATGCTTGAATGCGATGACAGACTCGACGAACTCCGTCCAGGACTGCACCCCGTTCGGCTGCCAGAGCAGTTCGTTGATCGGATGCGAATCGTCGGCTTCGAGTGCTTCGTCCTTCCGCGCCATCGTTTGCCAGCCGAGCTTCGATTGTTTCTCAAGCGACTTGAAATGATGAAACTTCGTCGTGTTTGTCACCCGGTAGAGTCGCCAGGGGATCGACGCGCATTTCGTGGTCACCTGTTTGATGGCCGAGAATACGCTCACGTTCGACGAATATCCCTTGTCGGCGAACGACTGCATATCGGCCTTGCCCTGAGCGGACCAACTCGCAGGGTAGAGGAACGAGAGGTATTGAGACGGGAAGACCGCCTGCTTCAAGCGAGCGAAGAGTTTCAAAGGTTTGTCCATTCTCATAACCTCGCGAACGTGAACTCTCTCTTGCCTTTGGGCTGAATCCATCCACGTCTGACGAAATTCCAGTAGACCACAGCGTCACCCTTGTTCGGCGACCGACCAAGCCGGGCTTTGATCGCTTCCTTCGACTCGACGCAAATCTTCCCCGCTCGCGTCTCCCAGGTCGGGCTGCACAGATCGGTGAACAGTTCTTTGTCGTAGGGCAGCACGAGGTGACTCTCCGGTTGCCGCAAGTCCAGCATCATCAGCCACCACATCTGGGATCGGAGATTATTGAACTGCTCGGCCATCCGCCGTTCGGGGATTTCGACCGGGGCCCCGCCTGATTGCAAGTCGACGATGCTATGCTCCATCTCGTCCAGCTTGTTGACCGTCGAGGCGCCGACCCCTACGCCGTCGACCCCGACATACTCGTCCTCGATGTTCTTCGCCTCCATCAAGGGATAGACTTGCTGGGAGGCCAGAAGGTCGGCTCGCGGACATTGGAACTCGTCGATCGACACGAGGATGCTTCCCTCGCCGTGAGCGATCGCCGCCTGGTCTCCCGATTCCGAGTTTGCCACATCGATACCGAGAGCGTGAGGGCCTCTGATCGCTTTGTCAGGCTCCCGCCTCGAAGCTGCCTCGCACCATTCCCACCGGATGAGCGAGTTCTTCGATTGCGTCGGCGACAGTCCCCGTGCCCGGCTGACGTAGAGCGGATGCTTGTCGCCGTGATACTTGTCTAGCAG